GAATCTTTGTGCATGTCTAAATATAAAATACCACAATAACCTTTAGAACTATGATTATGTGGTACGTGATAATCACCTTTGTTATAAACAACAGACCAAGTTCTTTCTAAAACAATTTTAGAATTATATTTAGCTCTAATTAAACTAAACTCATCTTTAAATACTTCTTTAAACTCTGTATTAATGCTACATTTATTTCTATTACTATAAAAGTTAGCTTGAGGCATTTCTGGATAACGACCTAATATTTTTTCTATGGCTTTCTTTTTCTTTTTAAAATCAATACATTTAATTTTAAAAAATTCTATTTTAAATACAGGTTCTATTTCGTATTTTATATCCATTCTTTTAAATCTTCACCCATAACTTGACTAGCAATGTCTATTTTATTACGTAAAGCTTTTACTATCTTTTCATCTACAGTCTTTGGTGCTTCTGTTAATGTAATACCATAACCTGCGGTTTGTGGATTACCTACAAAATATTTTACTTTAGATTTAGGATCTTGAAATTGTTTAATTGCTTTTTGTCTTTGTGGTTGTGGTGTTGCACCATAATATTGCACTACAGTTTCTGGTCCATATTCGTCACATAGTTTAGCTACAATTTTTTCTACATCATGTACATAGTTGGCCCAAATAATAACTTTACCTTCTACTTCATCTAGTAATTCTAACAAACTATCCATTCTATTATTTTTTAATTCAGATATAGAGTCGTCGTCATTTTTAAGATGACCACAAGTTATCTGGTGCAGTCGCATCATTTGCGTAAGCACGTGAGGAGCTGTAGCTAGTTTACCTTTTACTGCAGCGAGGGCCGCGGATTTCATGGTAGAATATGCTTCTTTTTGTTCTTTACTTAATTCTACTTCTCTTTTTATGTATATTTTGTCTGGTAAATCTAAGCAATCTTCTTTTAATACTCTGTAAGAAAACTTTTTAAGAATAGAAGCTAACTCATCTAATCTTTGATAACTATGCACAAGTTGTACTCTACGACCACCAAAATTGTGAGTTCTCATAACTGCATATCTATTTTTAAAAGAATAATAAGAAGCAGATTCTATTAGACTATCATTTAAAAATTGACATTGACTAAACAAATCTAATGGTGATTTAGTTACAGGAGAACCTGTAAGTATTCTTTTGTAATAAGCTTCTTTACCTAACACCACAATTGCTTTTGTTCTTTTAGCTGTAGGATTTTTTATTGTTGTAGATTCATCTATGGCCATAAGAGCCCTATGTGCTCGCAAAAATTTACCTGCAAACAATCTACCTTTGTCTGTGCTAAAGGCCTCAACATTCATGACAAGGATGTGAAGGTCATAGCCGGATTCGAATAATGATTGATACTCTTTATCCTTTGCTTTTGATGTTGAAGCAGTCCAGAGTACCATTTTAGGTTGTATGTGACTAGCTAAATGATTTGGTATTTCTTGTGAATACCAATTGTTATATACACCCTTTGGTGCTATAATTAGCGCGCCATTTATTTTGCCTTTATCATAGAGCATAGACATATTATCTATTAATACTTTAGATTTGCCTGTACCCATCTCCATAAAATAACCATATTCTTTTTTATCAACTGATTTATCTAAAGCTTTAAGTTGATGCTCGTATGGCTTTGTCTTAAATTTATAATTTATCATTTTTTTCTACTTTCTAGTTGACAATTATATAAACACTATTATATAGTCTGTCAAGAGAATAATAGAATGAAGAATAAAATTTTTGAATTATATAAACCAAAGTCTTTAGCAGATTTTTTAGCTTTTAAAAAAGAAAATCCTAAAGAAAATTTTGTTTATGTATTACAACATCCACCTGCAAATATAAATATTTTAGGTGCATCTGATTTCGGTTATTTGGTAATCTGTTTGCCTAACTTTGGTCCAGATTCACAAATAATATTCTCATCAAGTCCATTTGTATTTAAGATGCAAAAAAATTTAAGAGATGTAAGACAACAAGATTATGTGCTCTTAACAGGAGATCCTGCAGTTATAGGAATTTCTTGTGCAATTGTAAGCGACTATACAAGTGGTAAATTTAATCTCTTGAAATGGGATCGACGAGAGGCTAAATATTATCCAATTAATTTTGATCTCTACCAGAAAGGATAACAATGAGTATAAAACAAAACATAAAGTTTAACATACAAGATCAAATGTTAAATGATTCAAAAGATTTTTTAGATTCTGTAGAAGTAACTACAATAGCTTTAGAATGTAAAAAATTAAAACAGAAAGAGGATGAAGTTGCAGCGTTAGAAGAACAGCTTAAAAATAAAAAAGCTGAAGTTGATGACATTAGTTCTAGAGTAATACCAGAACTATTAGCAGAACAAGGACTATCAGAAATAAAATTAGCAGATGGTTCGGCTGTAACAGTTAAAAAAGAATTTAGGTGCACTCTTCCAAAAGATGAAACGAAGAGAGAGCAAGCCTATAAATGGCTTCGTGACCAAGGTCTAGAAGATATTATTAAAAACAATATCTTTGTGACATTTGGAAAGGGAGAAGATAACAAGGCGAAACAATTGTTGGACCTTGCAGCAGAGAATGGGTTTGAGCCACAACAGAAATCTGATGTGTCTTGGAATACATTAACTGCTCTATTCAGAGAGCGTATCGAGTCCGGGCTCGATATGCCTTCTGATGTCTTTAGTACATGGATTAAAGACAAAACAAAAATATCCCGGAAATAACTAATGGAGAATGTATAATGGCTAATGAAATAAAAGCTAATGCAAACAGCTCAATCGCCTTGTTTGGCGATGATGCAAAAGGTTTTGATAACATGACGCAAGAAGATCTTGCGTTACCGTTTGTCAGAATCTTAGGACAACTATCACCGCAGGTAACTGATGGTGATGCAAAGTATATAGAAGGTGCCAAACCAGGTATGATCTATAATACTGT